GGGGTCTTATCCGCCTGGTGCGGTGCCCCCCTCGAGAGTCCTGCTAGCCAGGACGCCGGCTTACCTCCGGTCGGTGAGTCGCTTGGGGTTCTTCCCGGGGTGATTCCGGCGGCGGGGTGAGTACGGGTTTGAGGGTTTTTGGTAACCCAGGTTCTCTCCTGGTTTCATTGACCCGTTTAACTCGTTCTCCCCTTTTCCGCGGTGCAGCCCCCCGACCCACCTACTAGTAAGGCACCCGACGCCTCTGCTGCGCAGAAGTCCGTCCTCGGGTGACTGAAGACAAGGCCACTCAGGCCCCATCCACCAACGGGCGCACAACCATGCCCACACCACTCCTTTGACCCTTTTCTTCTTCCGGGACCGGCAACATCAGCCGCTCGACCAACCTCCCTGGTCCTTCCACTTTCGCCCAAGGGGCCGCGTACTTTCGCCAGGTACGTTCAAAATACCTGCGAATGTGAGAACGCGGTTCCCAAAAGCGAGACGTACCCCGTTGGAGGACTTCCATGTACCCGACCGAGGTCGGAGTGACAAGGGAGCCTCCAGCCGTGATACGGCAAGCGAGGTGGAAGGAACCTTCAACGATCCGGGCCCGTCGCCAGGCCGCCACCGAAAGACCCGCTTCCGCCCGAGTGTACGACCTGAACCCCTGAGGAAAGGGGCACGAGGGGTACTCCAGTGGAAGCGAGGGGAGAGGTTCTTCTCTGTCAAAGCCAAGATAGAACCTTTCCCTCCGGTAGAGTCCAGACTGCCGAAGAACTGACTCGGAAACACGAATTCCCAGGCCTCTGGTCAAGGACCTCTGAGAGGCCCAGACCACCTGGGAATTGTTCCGCAGAAAGTAAATCTGCAGTAAGCGACGAGAAGGACCGTTGAAGCCAGGGGAGATGGACGAGAACTGGTCAGCTAATGCGGACACGGATTCCGGGGTGGTAAACAAGGCCTTCGAGCGGATGAAGGGAAGGGCTCGACAGCCCTCCCGACACCCTGCAAAAAGGGTTGAATTGAGGGTAAAAACCCCCTCATTCACCAAGGTCTTGCCCTTAGACAAAACCAACCCGGAGCCCTTCACCCCCTCCATCCACTTCTCCGCCTCATCAGGCCGACACCGAAAAACGATGTCGTCCCCGTTTATCCGGACAGGCACACCCCGTCGGGGTACCAGCCAACGGAAAACGAGGTAATTGATGAGGCAGAGAAGGGGAAAGGAGAGGAAGGTCCCCATTAGCTGCCCACGACGCTGAATCCCGCATGTGTTCTCCGTGTACAAGAAGGAACGGGACCTAGCTAAGGCAAGGTCCCAAACCGACTTAGGTACATGGGAGGAACGGCTCGAAAGGGCTTCCAAGACAGCCTGACTAACCTCCATCGAAAGGTTGTCAGTAGCTGCCTCGTAGTCCCCAGAGACGTAAACCTCCCCCTTTCGCAGGCCGAAAGGAGAGAACACATCCGGTTTGGCGTCGCCGTGGAGAAGCCAGTCCTGTTTGGACAGGTGGTCGTAGATGGTGTCGTGCAAGGGCTTCAAGGCAACCTGCTCAACCGAGGACACTGAGACAATCCGGAGTTTACCTCCGTCAAGCACACCAGTGACTCGGGCTCGGGTATCAGGGGAGTCAACAACCTCCCAGCCCAGCGCGACACGGCGTAACCGCTCAAGATCGAAACGATTTCGAGAGCGGCCCCCGCCCCTTCTACGGCCAGCTTCCAAACAGGCCTTAACCGGAAGAAGAAGACCACTCGACTTTGATCGATAGTGGCGATCCCAACCTCGGGGGAACAAGCGAGGAATTTCTGTTTTCACGAACTCCAACAAGTTGGAATCCGCACGGCCCCCAGACGTGCACATTTTGCGGACATATGCGTCCGACTGGGAGATGGGATCACCCTCAAAGGGAATGACCTTCCTGAAAAGAAAGAGTGAGTGCGCAAAGGAGAAACGTTTGGCTTGACTGAGCGTTTCCCACCACTCACCCCAAGGGTGTGAACTAGGTTTTTCAAGGAGACCTGAACAAAACTCCTTTACAGCGCCCAACGTGGGCAACTCCGGCAAGGGCGGAACCCTGATACCCAGAGAGGTACCAAGGCCCCCCGTTAAGAACCGGAGTCGACCAAGAGTGGACGGGACTGGAGACCCGACTCCAGCCGCCTTTCCGCGAACGGTCAAAACCATAACGCAAGCTACCGCGTAGGAGCTCTTATCAAAGTTTTGCAGGATCAGGAC